TAACAGCAAAACGATGAAGAGTATAATACCGCCGGTGGTTGTTTGGTTTACGACTCTTACTCCAGCCGTCGAGCTGCAAAAAGGACATTTGACAAGTGCTTGCACCGGAGCGTTAAAAATGGGATAACTTGGCGAATGAACGATTTGTGCCGGCACGTGAACAGCAGGAGTCGTAACTGATAAATCGCTGTGACATCTTTTACAATTCGTTTCGCCGGCGAAATTGACTAGTCCGCAGGAAGGACATTTGAGAGAGTTCATTGAGTTGATTTCCTTTAGGTAGGTTTATTGAGTAGCCGTAACCAATATAACAGTTTGATTGAACGAAAAACAACAAGTTTTTACGCAGCTAATATTTAAAATAATAAGGCTCGATCATTGAGTGTCCCACCACACGCCGATCGAGCCAGCCCATTTTCCATTAAAGGAGAATTTAACTGTAATGTATTACTAAAGCTTGAGAAAGGTCAAGCTATTTGTCGTTTTCCTTCTCACGCTCGTAACTCTTAATGAATTCGTATTTATTCTTTTCGTCTAAATACACATTAAGCAGATACGATGTTTTTACCGATAGTTTTTCAACCGGCAAGTTTTCAAAACCGATGACGCTTTTTAGAGTTGAAAACACATGATCGAAATGAAATTTTTCGGACTTATCGCCTAATCTTTTCCGCCAGTGTTCTATAACTTTCTCACGAAGCCGTTCTTCGAGAGTTTTTTTATCACATCCGTCGCAAAACTTGCTTCGATAAATATCAAAAGGTTTTGCCTGATCGTAAGCGCATTCCGTCGGGCACGAATAAAATCTCGGATGCAGTTTTTGAATGGTTTGACGGTAATACAAATAACGCCAAGCCATTACCCGAAATGCTATAAAAAAGTTACTTCCGGTGTGAGCGCCGATCTGAATTCACGATACGCAGCGCGGATTATTCGCTCATTTGTAACGGTTCTATCGCTGAATTTCGTTCGGAAACCAGATTCCAATTTAACTGAAAATTTAGTTAATGCCTCCAAACAAATTTCGTATTCCTTTTCCTCCTTTTCGGAATCTGAATCGGCAATGTCCGTAAATTTCAGCCTGATTTCTTCTTCTTCCGCTATTGAAATCATACGCAGGTCAAAACGCGTTTTATTATTTCTAAATCCGACTTCAAAACTGATATCGGCATTGTTCGTTTCTGAATTTTCTTGATTTTGGCTCATATAATCCTGATTAAATTTGAATTTTATTATTGGAAGCCTTTCCGCATACTTCCCCGACCGCCCGCTTTCCACTTATCAATGGCTGCTTATTCGCGGTTACCTGCCAAAAGTGAAATTAAACCGAAAGGAAACTGACCGACTGGTCTCCAATAAATTCGTAGCGAACCGGAATATCGGTTATACCAAACGGCGTTCCGGCAATTTTTATCGTCGATTGATTCGCTTCTCCGGAGAAGCCTTCGAGCTGAGCCTGCGGCTTGATTTTCGTTTCGTCGCCGATAACCGAAATACGATTGCCCGGATTGCCGAAATGAGTGATGAATTCGACTTCGTTACCTTCGACGTATTCGTTCAAAGCCAGCTCGTGCAGCGCGTGATCAGAATCTCCGAAAACCTCGGTCGTAAATTCCTGCGTCGGCTGATCGCCGGAAACGAAAGCCGATGAAACATCAATATCGTCGTATGAAAAAGCCGCTTTAACCGGAACATTGTCGTTCAAATTGATCGCATGATTTACCAAATCACGATGCTCGAAATTGCCGGCGATTTTAATTCTCGTATCCGTGACTTTGACTGCCGGCAGATTGACGCACGCCGGAACAGCGAAATCGGAAACTTCATCCGGGTTAAAGCTGCTCGCAATTACTACGATCATCTGCACATCGGTTTGATCCGGATTGCAGGCAAAATCAACCGATTCGACAACCGCGTCGCCGTATTTCTGAGTGGCGATTGTGCCGCCTTTATCGCCGGTAGCGAAAGTGAAATGCGGTTTGCTTCCGTCCGCCGAGCGGCGAATTGTGTGGAAGTAATTATCGCCGGCTGTCGTTTGAGCAGCCGTAACTGTTCCGCCGCCGGTAATCGCGGCATTGTTAATGGTAACGAGCGGAATATTGGCGTTTCTCAGGCGACGCGCGAATGTCAAAGTGATGCCTGCGCCCCATGAGCCTCCGATTGTCACGTCTCCCGGCTGAATGACTTTTCCCAGCGTGCCGAGCGCGCCGGTAATGGCGGCGAGAATCTGCGCCGTCGTCGCGTTGTAAGCAATCGGTTTGGTCGAGCCCGAACGTCCTTCGAGTGAAAGCGAGATTGTAAACGTTCCGCCCGTCACGTCGCCGGTTCGAGATAAAGTCTGCACTTCGTTGGCAGGCGCTCCGGTCGGCGCTGTGACGGCGCCTTCCTTATAAGCGAGCATTCGAGCCGCCTGCAGCGGAGTAAAACGATTGTAAGTCAGGCGAAACCTGCGCATTCTCGATTTCACCGGCTGACCGATAAGATCGCGTCCGTCGCAGTTTCTTTCCTCGCCGCGCTCGACGACTAAATCCATTTCCATCTCGCACGGCTCCAACGTGTCGAGATCTGCGTCCGCTAAAAACGTTCCGCCGTCAGCGGTCGCCGCCGTCTGTTTTTTACCGATTCCGGATACGACGAAAAACTGATTAATTTTGCGCCATCTTTTATTTCCCATAATAATTACCTTTTTTCTGTTTTTCCTTTTGTAACTTTTTTCTTAAACTCTTTCGGATAAGTCTTTAATAAAAACTCCGCGTCCATGTGCGTAAACCCGCGCTTTTGAACGGCGTCCGATGGCAGTTCGATAACTCGATTGCCGTTAAGTCGCTGCCTTGTCGCAACAGCCAGAACGAGGCGTTCGCGTCCGGTTTTCGGGTCGATCCGTTTCCTTTTACCGACGAACCGGATTACTTGTTTTTCAGCTTTCCGCATAAATCAAAACCTCGACAACCGACTGTAAATTGACGCTGTGACCTTCAATGCCTTTGATATAGCGGCAGGATCCTTTTTCGCTGATGAATTCTGCTTGAGTCATCGAATTGGTGTTCACGTCCATTTCTTCAGCGGGAAATTCCGGGACATTCTGCAATCCTAAAAACTCGTTCCAGACGTCCATCACAGCACGGACGAACAGGTTGTAAGTTTTCAATGTGCGCTTTAGAAAATCATCCGGAGTTTCCCGTTCGTCTTCGCGCTCGATGTCGTAGCCGCGATAAAAATAAAAGTTGTAAGTCAGCCGGATAAGCGGATTGTCCGGGCAGCCTTCTTTTTTTGAATCAACACGCTGCAGCAGCGAGATGCAGCAGAAAGCGATATTCGTCGTTTCAATTTGTCTTTGCGTGTTAACCGCCAGACCGTTGATCTGCGCCCAGAAATCGGCTTTATTCTTAAAGAAAATAGGAGCGGGAATGATGAAACCGGCTTCCGGCACATTAGCGCATTTTTCGGCAAGCCTTTTTCTGATAATTAATTCTTGCTCGGCGGTTAAGCTCATTTACCTTTTCTTTTGAAATAAAACTGCACCAAAACGTCAACGGTTTTCGAGAGAATGAAAAAGACAACCGGCAAAACGATAGTCGTGATGATTGTCGTTGCTGAAGGAAATTCAACGGCGACATAAAACGCCGGAGAGCTGGGTATGACTGATACGACTAAAGATTTGAGGTTGTCCATGACGGGTGAATATTTAAATAAAAATGTTTGTTAATCGAGGATGCGTTTCGGTCAGGCGTAAACGAATTCCTGTTTGAACGGAATAATTATCTGAGCTCCTAAAAACTTCGAAGCGCGCAATTTCAGCGGCTGGAATTTTTCCTTGATGATCAAAATCGACATCCGGACGCGGCTAAGGTCCAGTCCCTGAAATCTCTCGTACATAACCAGAGAATCGGTTCTATGAAAATTTTGAGCAACGGAAGTTTTAACGGATGGCTTCGATGTGATTTTTTCGGTTTTCACCGGAAGGATAATTGTCTTCTGCTGAGCTTGCGCCGGAACGCTGAAAGCGGCGAAAACAGCGAAAATCATTATTGAAAGAAATGTTTTTATCAGTTTCATTGTGGTTTCCTTTTGGTTTGTTTACCTGGTTGTAAAGCGTAAAAAGTATTCGCTAGTGGGAGTTTACGACTGCCGGCGGGCGTTCTTTTCAGAAAAAATAAAAGTGAAAAGTGAGTCACCTTGTGACTTATAAACTACAGTTTCGGAATTAAAAACGTGACGGCAAGAGAAACTGCTGCTGCGGCATAAGCTTTCCACTTGTCTTTGACCGCTTTTTTCGCCTTTTCCCTTTGTTTGACATTATCCGATTGCAGCATCGCGATGGTTTGCTCGTTCGTCGCGATAGCGCGCGTGTATGCTTCATTCGATTTCTTCAAAAAAGAAATTTCCGTTTGCGCCGCATCGTAGGATTTGCCGAGTGAAGTGGAATTTTCCTGTTCGAGCGCGATTTGAGTTTCAAGATACGTGATTCTCTTTTGGTGCTCGAAAATTAAAGCTCGCTTGTTTTCGTTGTCCTGTAAAAGAAAGGAAATCGTTTCGTCGGTTTTAATTGTTTCCGTTTGCGTTTGAACCGCTTCCGGAGTCGGCGACGGCGACGCCTGAGCAGTATTCGAACTGACGGTTTGGGTAAAAACGGGCGAGCTGCTCACAATTACGAGAGCGGCTATTAGAAATGTTTTCATGCGTAATATTTTCATCGGAGTATTTTTCCTCTGCTATTTTAATGTCGATTTTTGATTGTTGTGACCTTCGGCGAGAGTCTTCGAGTTTGGGGATGATGACGCGCGCCCGAACGCCGTCTTCGGTTCGCCGCTCGACTGATACATTTGCTGCCTGCTGTGTGTTGGTTTGCGCTTCCAATACAGCCGCCTGCGAATTTGATTGACTTGTCTGAACGCTTTGAGCGGTTTTATTTTCTTCGAGCACGCCGCCGATCCAGAAAACAACCGAACCAACGGCGAAAAGACTGACCAGTATGACTAGCCAGAGATATTTTTTGAAAATTTCTTTGAAGTTTTCTTTGAAGTTTTCCATAACTTTACCTGATTAAAATAAGTGAATCGGCAAGGTCCTGAAGCCAGCCGAAAATCCGGGTCGAGTAGTAATAAAGCGCGTAAATGCAGCAGCCGACTGCGATAATCGAGACGGCGATCAGAAATATCTTGCCGCTTAAACCAAAAGCCCACAGCGTTGTAATTCCGCTCAAAATCCTTCCGGCAATAACGCCGAGAATATTTTTCACAGTATCCTGCGGGCAGTGCTTCAGATATTTTTCGCTGAATTCCTTTACTTTGGATTTTTGCTCGACTGCCGGCTGAGAATTATCGGTAGGAGTCAAAGCTAAAGTATTGGCTGTATCTACAGCGCCGTTTTCAACCGGTTGATCAACGGCTGCGGTCGGAGGAGCAGAAACGATTGATGCGGGTTTCATTTCATCCAGGAAGAAGTCTTGAGGCACGACTCGCTTGCAAAGGCTGTAAAGCTCGTTTCGCTTCGCCCAGTGCAGCGGAATCAAATTCTCGTCGCCGCGATTGACGATTGCCGATAATTTTTTGAATTCGCCGCTGTCGGCGTAGGCGTTCAATTTATGATCGTCCCAGAAAATACAAGCCGATTCGACGGCGATTTCGATGTTTTCGCGCAGCAGTTCCGGATTTTTCTTAAAGTCAACGCCGAGCTTCTTGCCAATTGATTTGTTCAGCTCGCCGTAATTGTAGCCGCCGGTCGTTTGCGTCAGACCGCCGCCTTTATATTTCGGACCGTCTCCGAATTTGTAATTACCGAGTTTTTTTGCTTTTGCCGGATTTTGCGAGACATCGTAATCCCATCCGGAAGCGTATTCTTCGGTCGTGCGGAAGTAATCCGTCTCGATGCCGCAATTACCGAGAAAAGCCGTTACGCGCTTAAAGTTGTTAATGCCGTATTTCGGCAGAATACGATTGAGCGCGTCGATTAATTTACCGCGTTCCCGGACTAAATTGTATTTTCGCGGATTCAAGCCTTTCGTTGGGAAAAGGCGTTCCATCAATTGTTTGGTAATCATAAATTTTCATGGGAATTTGTTTTTGTGCGCTTTTCGGCTGGCGAGCTGATCGGGGAAGATAAAGAAGGGAAATCACTAAACAATAAACGCCCGGGATTAGTAGCAGAAAAAAGGGGACAACTGAAGGAATTTCGCCGACGCGCACAAAAACAAAACTTTTCAAAAATCGTTTAGAGCAAACTGATCAGAGCGCGCCGGGCGCGGTCATTAAACTTTTTTTCGGCTTCATCGACATCTTCGCTCGTCATAATTTTGCGCCCGAGTTTACCCTGCAAAACTTCTTCACCGCTCGAATCGGTATATGGCTTGGTGACTTCGACGATTGCCGAAAACTCGCTCAAGGGCTTGTCTTCAATCGAGTTAACTAATGAATTGGTATCGGGAGCCGGTCTTTCGCCGCGACGCGATGCGCGGTGTTTCCGGGTGAATCCGTCGCCTGATTCTTTGCCGCGTGTGGTTTCTCGTCCCGTATGCGGTCCGAAAATCATTTTGTTTTTCAAATCGGTTTTGAATTCCTTTGCCGATTGCCTGACCGGTGCAGCCAAAATGCGTTTTCTTTCCGTTTCGTCGAAAAGTTTAGAATCAAGTTTTAAGGTTGATTTGAAGCTCATTACGGAATAACAAAGCGCTTATTGTCTTCACGCAGACAGTAAATTTTCCAGCTTGGGGAAGTCGCCTTGGGACCGGTCGAATCCTTTTTATCAAACGAGTAAACGTCTATCTCGGAGCCGCTCGCGCCGATGCCGTATGCGGCGCTCGTTGATTGACCGATTTGGTTAACCACAGCAGGATCCGCGGTAGCAATTGAAACTTTCATGTTGTCGCGGTACTCCCGGTCAAACACGACGTTCCAGCCGGAAACTATTTCAGCTACTACGACAAACTTACTCGTGTTCTCGCCGGGCTTGAGCAGAAACAGACGCGCTTCATCGGGTCGAACATCGTCGAATATTCGCGCTTGCATTTCAATCATTTCGGCGTTGGAAGTAAGTTTGCTCACAATTAGAATTTATTACGGGCTGCAGGTGTTCTTTTCAGAAAAAATAAAAGTGAAAAGTAAGGCGTAATGCGATAAAAAAAATGGCTTCGTTTTACCAGAACGAAGCCATTTATAAAGACGCTAAACGATCAATTTAGCTAGCTCACCTTTAAGTCAAACAATTGTTTTCGCTCGCGCAGAGTTTGTTCGAGCGCCGGCGGCAATGTGCCTTTTTCTATGACTCCGGCTTCAACGCGCGTTTCTTCATCGTCGCCTAAAGCCGTAAAATTCACGCCGACGGTTAATCTTTGCCGAGCGACAATAACTTGCTGAGAAACTTCCGATTCTTCCGTTTTTGGTTTTTTAGTTTTCGGTTCTTTTTTTTCTGACATAACTTTTAATTGAAAATTTGAGTAAATACATCGCTGAGATAAATACCCAGCAATGTAAAAATAAACACTTTTCGACGGGTTAAAATACGCATATTAATCAATCGGTATGTAGCGCTGCGCCATGGAGAGACAATGATCGTGAACTTGCGAGCGATGCCATTTCTGCTGGTCAATCGAAACGTCGAATTGATTTGCAGAACATCCGGCTTTTAAGATCCAAGCCTCGTGGACCGCGCTTCGCAAATTGTAAATATTGCCGTCAAAATCCGTTTCGCATTCACGCCATACCAAATCGGAAGCAAATTCCGTCATGCGCGAATGAGTCGAAAGCGTCCAATCCGGTTCCACCGAATCAGATTGTCCAGGAGAAACGCATTCGTAAAAATGACCGTTCGGAACAGTCGGCTGCACTTTATCGCCTATTTTGTAATCGGTATCAGCCGTCCAAATTGAAGCTCGCTGGTGCCTCCGCACAACAGACTCAACCATTGCGGATTCCAAAGCCGGAAAACTTTCCGTCTGAGCGTGCAATTTAACGTAATCGATGGCTTCTTGTTCAGTCATTGAATTTATTTAGGAAACCATTCGTTTTCCGGTTTGAGCGAAAGCGCGGCAAGTTTGGCTTGCAGTTCGGAAATCGCGCTCGATTGGTCGGGATTTTCCGAGTAGATATAACCGAACAATTTGTAATAGGTTCGCCCGTTTCGCGTCGTAAAATGTTGACCGTTGAACATTACGGGCAATTCGTTTTCCGGTTTTTCAAACGATTGGTAATCTCTCAAAGCTCGTAAGAATTGGGTTTGCTTTTCTCGCCCGCGTATTTTAGCCTCGTCGTTTTTGATTGCCTGCCGCCATCGCATCGCGCCGAAACCACCGGCGAGACCTCCGCCGATAATCATGACAGCGCCCGCGACATCTTTATCTTTGACCAGAAGGATTGCTAAAAATCCGGCAATTATTCCGACGCTCATACAAATATAAGAGAGAATTAAATTCTTCTTGTAAGCGAAAAAACCGTGCTCGTCGTCGGCTTTTGAATTGCCCTCGGTCAGCCCGTGATATTGAAAATCCTTTGACGAGTCGGCGTCCTTTTTTATACCGATTGGCGAGACAACCGCGCCGGCAATCCACAGAATTAAACCGATGATGAATGTAAACATTTTAATTTCCCTGTTATTTTCTTCGGGACTTGTTTTCCGGAGAATTTAAAATCGCTTTATGTTCGGAAAGGTCAACCGATTTTACTTCCGGTTCGGCATTTGCCGCGCTGGTTTGGATCAGTTGACCGTCGGCGGTTTGCGCGTGCAGGAGATTGTTTTCCACGCGCAAAACCGTTGCTTTAATTGAGATATCGTCGCCTGGTTTCATATTTTATTTATTTGGGGCTACCGCGGTCTCGCGCTTAATCAACATCGAGTTGTATTACTCCCCAAATCATTAAACCGAAACTGCCGGGTTAGCTTGTTCAACCGGATTGTAGCGAGCGTTCAATAAATCAATTGAGCCTGTTGCTTGTCCGGCAGCTGCTCCGCCCGCACCGGTGTGAACCAAACGCAAATAACGCAGACGCTTTTCCAGCTTGATGTTCATTGTTAAGAGCTTTGCTCCTCCAGCGGTCGTCACCTGCGTGAACGCAGCGCCAGCGACATCTACCCAGGTTGCGTTATCCGCCGATTCCTGCAGTTTGCAGTCGCTCGTTGTCCCGCCGCCCGACGGGTTCGAGTAAAACGATGCGAAAGCATTTTCAAAACCAAGACAATCAACCGACGCGCCGTTGACGACCGCCGCCGTGATTGCCACACAAAAGGCGAGCGCCTTTTTTATATTTTCGCTAGGGGTATGAATATTCATTTTTCTTATTTTCTTGAGAATTAAAAAATCTATGTGAATTTGGAATGTGACTTGCCGGAATAGTTGTTTTCCAGCCAACTTCAGCTCCACCGCTTTTGATCCGGCAGGTCACATGTCCAAAACTTATTTTGAAAGAGGCTTAGGCGGCGACTTTCAAAATTTTCAAGCGCCAGTCTTCGACGATCTGACCGCCGAACCGAATGCGTCCCAGCAGGACTTTCTTGTTTTTTCGAGCTTCGACCTCGTTCAAAACCTGAAGGCTGAAGCCGACGCGATCAACAAGGTAATAGCCGCGCAAATCGCCGAAAATCATCGGGAAAGCATTTGCCGCAACGTTCGGCATAAACGCGCTGTAAAGAAACGGGTAACCGACAAGATCTGTCGGTCGAGCCGAGGCAACTCCGTCGCGTCCCGTACCGGCATTGAAAAGATAACGGTCGTCGGCATCCTTCATTTTGGCAATTGCTTTTCCGGTGTTCGTTTTATTGAACACGAAAACGCAGTTGTCGTCGTATTGCTCGGGAACCGCATAAGCCAAATCAATGATGCTGTCCGGCGTGACCAGATTAGCGTCGCCTGTTTTGACGATTGCCGGTTGATTCGCACCGCCCGGATTAATCAGAATGCCTGCCGGTTTACCGATTCCGCCGCCGCTGACGATCATATGATCGCGAACCAGATCAATCGTTTCGCGAAATTTGCCGGCGAGCCAAGACTGAACGCCGAACGCCGAATCTTCGAGCATATTGTTCGTGATTTCGGCTGAAATCATCGCCGTGTGAATCGGAATCGTAACGAGACCGGTTTTCGGCGTATTTGTTTTGTGCTCGTCGTCGCTCGACGGATTTTCACCCGTCCAGGTGACTTCCATACCGCTCGTATAAATGTCATCCGCCGAATAAGTTCCTTTCGGAATTTCCAATTTATCGGAACTGGTTTGGTAATTGGTCACGCGTCCTGCAAGTCGTGCCGGAGCCGGTTTGCGCTCGATGATCTTATTGAGCATCTGCGCCGGAGCGAGATAGCCGCCGTCGGAATCGACGCCGACCTGCAAATCTTTCAGCTCGTTCGAGGTCAAGCCGTGAATGCCTTTTTTGAGGTAAGCGCGGAAACTGTCAACGTAAGACTTTTCGTTGATTGCCTGATAGGTTTTCGCGTCAATGCCCAAATCACCGTCTTCGCCGACGACAACGCCGTCTTTGATGTAGGTTTTTCCCGCTTCTTTTTCAAAGCCCTGGAATTGTCCCTGATCGCCTTTTGTGTGAACAATCGGATTCGCCGCTGTGTTTTTCAGCCCATCGAGCGCCGTTTCGTTAGCAGATTCGAACTGCTCGCGTTTTTCCGCAGCTTTGAATGCCGCATCGTCCGATTCAATTTCACCGATCAAATCATCGGCTTCTTTGATTTCAGCTTCCGTTGCCGCATCGCCTTTGGCGAGCAGCGCTTTTGCTTTTTCGCGTTTTTCCGCCAATTGTTTGGCTAATTTAAGAGAAAGTTTCATAAATTTTCTTTGTTTTTTCCTTGTTTTTAGGCGGAAATCATCCGCAATTTAAGATTTAAAATTTGAATTCTTCGGGCAGCATCTCTGAGTTCCTGAAGGGAGATAAGTTTTTTTCGCTCAGCCTGGATTCGCTCTTTGTCGGCAATGAGTGATTTGCCTTCAGCGACTTCCGAATCGCCGTTTGCGCCGAATGCGACGACGGAATGCTCTTTGAGCGAAACTTTTTTGAGCAGCCGGACGAGCGGCTGGCGTTCTTTGAGATAGGTAAGAACAGCTTGTGAAGGATTTATCAAAAACGGAGCAGCTTCTTCGCCGATGACGTATTCGCTCTCCAAGGTGCGATAACCGATTGACAATGCCACTTTCTTGCCGTTTGCAAGCCGGTGATTGACCTTTTGGCGGATCATCTGAGCGTCGGGCGTCGGATGATAAATTGATTTGATATAAACGCCTGTTTCGTCTTCGAAGGCATCCATCGGAATACCGATCTCTGATGAGAGTCCCCAACGATGATCGGGAGCCGTGAAACCGGAATTGAGAAATTCGGGCAATGAATCCTTAAAACAGCCCGGAATCGTGATGTCGTCGTAAGAATCGAGCACGCCAAAGTTGTTTGCATAGCCTTCAAAACCGCCTGAATTTTCGTCAGACGCTTTGAATTCGGCAAGTTCAATGAATTTTTGTTCCGGTTTGTTTTGATTTTCGTTGCTCATTTTTTGGCGAGAGTGACTGCACGCAAATGAATTTACAACGAGTTTTCAGGGTGGTTTTCAGAAAAGATAAAAGTGAAAAGAAAGAGAATGGAAATAAAAAAAGGCTCATTTGAGCCTCTTTTTACTAACCAGATTTATACTAATGCCTTAACTAAAATTCCGGTTTAATTCTGTTAGCAGTTTCAGAATTCGGTTTTGCCGTACTCTTGTCCTTATCCTCTTCGTTATTTGAAACGATTGCTTTATTACCCTGACTTGGATCATTTGTCCTGCCGTAATGTTCTTTTAGTTTTGCAATATTAGGCTTTTCAACAAAAAGAGTATGGGGCATTACAGGATTATTAAATGTGAGCATTATCATGTAAATATTCCCTGTTTCTGCAACGACTCGCCTTTCTTCTTCGTTTAATGTCCAGCGAGCTATCATTACTCCGCCGCCTAATTCTATAACAGGTAACGGCAAATATTGAGGCTGGTCTTTTGCGATAATTCTTTCTTCATGGTCTTCACCTGGAATGACCGGACTTGCAATTTCCATTTTAGGCTCCTTTTAACTATTTTTAATTTCCTAACTGATAAAATTATGCGTGAACAAAATAATGTAAAGATTACTCTTTACAAAATTCTTGTTTCACGCCCCCCTGAATAATAGCTTTCAACAAAAGCTAATCCTGATTGATCTCTAAGAATTTCAACATTTTGTTTAGCGATATCTGCCGGCACCCAATCAATAAGAGAAATTCCTATCGCAAATAATTCTTTGCTCCTAAATAAAACTGTAGGATTAATATTGAATACTTGTTTCACACTGGAAATTATGTAGTTTTCAATATTAATTTGTTCAGGAATCGTCGAGCTTACAACATTTATATTCAGTCGAATATAATTAACTAAATTATTGTTTGAGGATGGAGTTGACTGTCTGTTCTGATTTCTTAGCAAATCCAGTATTTCATTAAGAATCTCTCTATCATCACGAATGTTTTCAGGCTTTTGACTGCCTTTTTCGTTTGTTTGTACAGTTACCCTTTCTGCCTTTTTGATTTCGATTTCAAAATCTGACCACCATTTTTCAAAAATGTTGAGCAAAGATACTTCTGACAAAGGCTTATCAGTATGACTGTTTATAGATTCCACAAGTCTGTAAACATCCTCTTTTTCTGTTACAGTGTGTTGGAATTGAGCTAGTGGTTGCACAACATCCGAATAATCAAGACCATTTAGCAATGTCCAAACTCTGCTTTTGTCATTATTGATTTTAGCAAGTGCTCCAGCCTCATAATGAATCCACTTATTTTGCAAATTGTCGCGGGTTAAACAAATAATCCCAAAACTTGTTTCTGCTAATGTGGCATTAATCTCATCGCCACCCCTAGAACCTTTTTCTATGTTTGGTGAATAAAATATTTCAATAGATTGAATTACATTTGGCAGCCAAGAACTAAGTGCTTTAGCAATTATTCCGCTTCGTTCGCCAGACCAGCTAATAAAAATTTTCATAGAAGTGAGTTCTTAATTTCTTTTTCCAGGTAAGTTAATTTCTTTAATATATTGCGCCAAAGTAACATTTAAAGAATATTTGTGTAAAGAATTTAATCAGGTGAAATAAACAAAATCTCAATATGTTCAATTTACAAAAACAAAATTAAACAAAAATCCGCCTGACCTTTAAGGGAAAAGCGGATTTTTTTATTTAAGTTGTAAGTATAATTAATACTCGCTTGGGAGTATTAACGAGTAGCCTTTTACTTCATTCGGCACCAGCCAGAATTTTTCATTTCCAAGTTGCGCGTTTGGCTTAAAAACTCCCCAGGCATCTTCACCGTCGCCGTCAAACTCACAATTGTTCGCAATGAATTCGAGATTGCCGGCTAGTTGTTCGGGCTGCTTGTTTCGAGCGTCCAAGGCAATCGAGGCTTCGACGGCGATCCGGTTGATGATTTTCCCGTTAAATTTAACGCGCAAATCCGAAACGTCGGTCAAAACGCCGTCTTCCTGAGCGTCGGCGTCGGTGTAAATTGAAATAGGTTCTCCCCAAAATTCCGTATCAAACATTGTGTTTTTCTCCTGTTTTTCAAATTAGAAAGGTATATCGTCATCAATCAATACTGGAGCCGGTTCGATAATTTCTTCGTAACCGTCAGCCGCTAATCGGTAATCCTCGAAGAAATCTTCAAACTTTTCGTTTTCAAGTTCTTTCTGGAAATAATACTCTTCGTGCGCCGCCTCCATGCGCATTGATTCTTCATAATCGGCAGCGTACTGCTCGTCAGTCGCCATTCGTTCATTGTGCTCTTCGATCATCATTTCGCTTGACTGTCCCATAATTTATTTAGCCTCCAGTAGATTGAGGGCGGTTTTTATACCGCCGCTCCGAAAAGTGTAAATTGCAGGACTTCCGCAATGTGTTTGCAGACGTGTTTCCTGTAAATGAAATCTTTGCAGGAGCATTCGCTAAAAGTCCGTCCGCCGCTTGTGGTAAGTTTCACGCGATATTCCGTTTGGTTGGTGTGATTGACGATAACGAAAGAATCTCTGTCCCAATCGGCGAACACTTCAAACTCATTCTCGAATCCGCGTTTTAATGCCGCTTTGATTTCCGAGCGGTCGCGGTCGTGAAGACAAATCATTTTCGGATTCATTCTTTCGATTTTGATAACGTGCGAGCTGAATACTTCCGATTCGCGGATTGCCGAACGTGAAATTTCGCCGTCCGGATATTGATAGCGGTAAGCGCGTTCGCCGTCGCGCGTGGTGACTTCGCAGATTGAAAAGAAAATTACTTTGTCTGCGCCGTCCGTGTCATTTGAAAGGGTTACGAATCCGATCTTATCGCCGATGTTGAGTTGTGTATTCATAATTGAAATTTGCTCCGTTTTTATTTAGTTGGCTTTTTCTTTGCCTCTATTAAATAGAAAGGTTTAATCGGGTTTTTATTCCAAAAAAATAAGACGCTATCGTTAGATTATTTTCATCATTATATAAAACCTTATCGTCTTATTTTTGGAAGTTGTCCGGGTTTTGACATATTCTTTTATTGATGGATAAGAAACTACTTACAACACAGGAAACGGCGCAGCTTTTAGGGCTGACAGACGGGCGGGTTCGCCAGATGATTCTTGACGGGACAATTCCGGCGGAAAAGTTCGGGCGACAAAATATGATTAAAAGATCGGATGCGGAAAAAGTTAAGGTTTACGGCAAGGTTGGCAGACCGAAGAAAGAGCAAAAATAAAGCAATTGCTTTATTTAAAGGTGAATCACGAGGCGGGAAAAAATCTTAAATGATAAAGGATTGGATTAAAAGACATAATCTAAACAAAGAAAAGAAGCATTTAGAGAAAAGACTAGCTTTAATTCGGGAACCTACTGATGATTTAGAATTAATACATAAACAAGTTGAACTCGTCCTTGAGATTGAAAATATTGATAATAAACTTCGGATGCTTGAAACATCTATTCTGACTCGTAAAGCAATAAAACTAGGTTTAGAACTGCCTTCTGTAGAAAAATATCAAACATTTACGGCAAAAGAAGGTGTTAGCACAAGAACTCATACCTTTTTAACAAAATTTGAGCAAAGCAAATTAAAACGACAAATTCGCATTGAACAACGAGCTTCTATAGAATTCTGGTTTAAGGTACTGATTCCAGTAATATCAACCTTAATTGGGTTAATAGGAATGATAATTGCACTTGTGACAGTTCTAAGAAAATTATAGTTTTAAGTTTTAGCATGTCATTTGACGATAAAAACGGAAATTGCTTTTGTGAGCGTTGCGGATATAACTGGACGACTAAAGATAAATCAATCGCGCCGCGTTCGTGTGCAAAATGCAAATCAAAGGTTTGGAATCAACCGAGAGTTTATGCCGGAAAATATATTTCCGGGACATTGGCGAAAAGATTCAAACCGACGGGGCGAGCAGCTGCGCAAATTAAAGCCCTGAGAATCTTTGAAGAGTTTACTGATTCGCGTTGTCATCACCCGTTTTTTCATCCTTCTGTTTATCTTCCCGTTTAGGCTCGACGAAATAAACTTCATCTTCCGGAGCGGTTTGAAAACCCATCTTCGAGCGAGCTTCAGAACGCTTGATAATGCCGTTTCGATAAGCGACGCCGACGCGAACATAAAGTTTGTTTTCATCGTCCTGAAGCACGCGAACGTTTGAAGTATTAAAATTCGCCTCGAGCTTTTCCGATTTGTCGAAATCACTTACCAATTGATGAGTCAATTCCGCCTGAATGTATCTCCAAAGGGGCACAATAACGCCCTCGAAAGCGCTCTCTTTCGCCTCGGAATAATTCGAGTAGGTTGAACGCTCCAAACCCGCTCCAAATTGCAGTACAATCGCCGGAATGCCGGTCAGTGATGCGATTGTTTCTTCCGGCAGATGACGAAGTTTAGACAAATCAAGCTCTTCGGGTGAAAAGCCGGTTTTGAGGATTTTGAACGGTGTTCCGGAAACAAACGGTTTGCCGCGCTCGTCGCCGCCGGTCTTGCGCTGGAAGTTATCAATAAGCCGTTTGCGCTCGATCTCCGACATATTCACTTTTTCCCCTTCAGGTGAAATGGCAAACGGTCCGACGCCGTTGTTTCTCATCAGCAGCGCCGAGAAGTTCGAGGCTTCGTTGTCGGTGTAAATTTCCCTGAGTGCCGAAGCAATATCAGAGAGTCCCATTCGCGTGTTGTTCGGATCTATTCCATTGCGGAAATGAATAATATCCGACGGCTTTAATTTATATTCGTAGCCGTCAACCTGGTACGCGTAGTAATCAATAAACGAGTTTTCCGATTCCCATCGAGGCTCGACCATGGTGTGCGGCAAATACCAAAGCTCGATGACTTCGCCGAGCCGGTTTCTGACTTTGTAGAAGTAGACGTTTCCGGCAATGATCCACGATAAACCGAAACTCTTCCAAAGCAGATCGCCGGTATAAAACTTATTCGGACGCGCAAACAGCGAAACAACCGGATGACCGGGAATGATTTTCTTCGTGCCGTCGGATTTGGTTTTAACGACTTCGAGAGCCGCCTCGGGCAGCGAACGTCCCATAAAATTAACTGCCGCCATAATCAGCCGGCTTTGCGATAAATCGCCGACTTCCGCCGCGTAATTGATATTAGTGCCGGAGAACATACCGAACAGCAAGTCGCGGATTTGTCCGAAGAAAGGGTTGGAGCCGTAACCGTTTGATCGCCGGTCGTGACGCATCGAAGAAAAAGCCGATTTGAATGAAGTCCAAAATTTCATATGTTTAGTCGTAATCCCAGGAATTAATTTTGCTGAACTGGTAACTGGCATAGCGCGATCCGTCCATCGCGTGATTGTCGAAATCAACGACTTCGCCGTCGATGATGTTGCCGTCTTTGTCGGTTTTCCAGCTGTATTTTTTTATCTCGCGCAGGATGTCGGCGCTCGATTCTAAAATTCTGAGCGGTTTTGAACGGACGAAATCAATCGTTGATTTGTGGTTTTTGTACGCTGGTCGGCAATCGAATCCGGCGTCCGCAATCTCCTCGATGCGGTCCGGTTCGGCGCAATCGGCGAAAATCGGATATTGAAAAGCTTCGGGAATAAATTTGAGTTCCTCGATTAGTTTCGAATTGGTCAGCTTCGCTTTATAAAGCAGCTGTCGCCAGTAAAGCGTGTTTTCCCAGAACGTGACTTCGATAAGCGTCGAAGGAGCCGTGTGACCGAAATCCATTCCGAGAATCTTTTCGCCTTTCAAAAACGGGAAATTTGCTTCCGAAATCATCTGCCAGTGCGCGAAAACCAGCTTTTGATTTCCGGCAACCTGACCGAGACCGTAGATTTTCCAATATTCCTCATTGGCATCTTTGAGCATCTCGATTTCCTGCACGAGCTGCTCTTCGAGAAACGGATTATCAAGATAAGTCGTCACGAGCAGTTCGCAGTCTTCTCTGGTTTCGACCTGATCGTAAATCCACGAATATGCTTCCGACGGGTTGTAATCGAGAATGATTGATTCCGTCGTGCGGAACGAAAGCTGAATGAATGCTTCAAAATCGGTTTCGTTGGCTTCGTTGATGTAAAGTATGTTGCGCTTTCGACCGCGAACCCGGCGCGATTCCTTTAGACCGATAAACTCGAACAAATTGCCGTTTAATGAATATTCATTCGAAGTTTTGTTGTGATTTTTCTCGTCGTAAAGATTTAAGTTTTCTAAAATTTCGATAAAATCGCGCATCGCCGTCGAGCGCAGCGCCGGCATAGTTTGCCGGGCAATCGTTATCGTTTTGCCTTCGAACGAAAGCGCCGAAATGATTAAAAAAATAAGGACGTTGTAGGTTTTCCCCGAACGAGTTCCGCCGCGAAGCGATTTGATTCGCTTTTTGCATTCGCTTAAAAATGTGAAGACTTTATTGGTGTTTATCGTCAGGTTCATCTTTAATCACGGAGGCGGATTGAACGACGTTGACGGTAATGGTCTGCGGACCTAGTGGCTTGCCGTCCTTGCCGGTGTGCTCGTGTTTCTGCTGGTTGGTATAAGCGTCGCCTGATTCCTTTGCTGCCTGCTCTAAAATCGCCCGCATTGCTTTTTTATTCTGCATCCGGGCGTCTGCCGACTCTTCCGATTCAAACATCCGCTGCAGCTTCGAGAGGCGATAAGATTTATTGGCAATCGGAATATTTGAAGCGTTTTCCAAAAACTTTTTTCTGGTCGAGTTGAAAAGCGCTTTGAGCTTTTTCGGCAGATCCGGATTCCGTCCGTCGTAATAAATAATTGCCGGCAAAGAGATTTCAATGCTCCAAACTTCTTTAATTTGTTCCTGAACGGCTTTCGGTCGCTCGAACATTGCAAGCTGTTGAACGACAAAGACTTGTTGAGTGCTATCTAATTTTCCTTCCGCCATTTTTATTGCGATTTACTTAAACAAAATTAAACTGATCTGAAGATTAAATTCCGCACGTTCCGCAAACTCCCAAGATCTCAGCTATTCCGATTTCCGGTTCGTTTTTTGAGGCTTCAATGAAAGCGAGTGTCTCGCCGGCGCAGCCTGCCGGACCGTAACGACGCATTACGCCGACGTGCTCCTCGACGTCGTGACCTTTGAGAGCGAATTTCGGCTGATCGGTTTCTCCGTGAAACATCGGAGAGCCGTAGCGGTCAACAGCCTGAACGCAGTGATAAAGCTCGTGTTCGGTGCGGGCGCAAAACTGCAGATCGGTTGCCGAGTTTGCAAGAGCTGCGTCGAAGGTAATGACGAAATCCGGAATATCGCCGAACCATTCCTGCATCTGCATTATTTGACGATGCTTTTGCCAGGCGTTTCCGCGAAAGAACGGAATCTCGGCTGTCGCTGCGACAATCATCCCTGCTTTTTTATTCGGAACGTTTGTCCAGAGATAACCGATGTGCGCTTTTGAAAGGTGTTCGTGTTCCGGGTTGTAGAGTTCGCTCATTGGATTAAGAAAGGTTTTCCTAACCCATAAATCGAGTTCGGGCGAAGGCACGAAATAATCAATGCCGACGTATTCTTCGATTAAAAGCTCTGGAGGTCGCGGTCTCATTCCAAAAAGATTTTATTTGGAAATGAGGCGCGCTTTTCATTTGAAAAAAAAGTGAAAAGAAGTCTATGAAGCTAATTCGTATCTGATCTCGATGCGGTTATTCGTGTTTTTAGCTTTCATCGAATTGATGCGTTTTTGCGCAACGAATTGTTCGACGATCCGGCGCACGGTCGGCTGGGGAATACCGGTGTGAGCGGATATCTCGCTTAAAGTGTCGTAGCCTTCCTCAACGGCTTCTAAAACCTGCAGGCGTCTGGTTCTTTTCTGCTGGTGAGTTTGGTATTCCTTGTACCAGCGATTGACCATTGATTTTTCATAAGAATCGGTCAGAGAGTTGATAATTAAATGCAGTCCTACGGGAATGCTGTTTTGTGCAATTTCAGACATATTAAATTGTGGTCCGCGAGTATCGAAACAAATCCCTTCAGGAGAGTACGGCAAAAGGGCGCGCCTCGATACGAAATGCTCGAAAAGAAAAGCTGATTGTATGGTTGATTTCGGGTGCCGGGACTAGAGATGGTGAAAAGCGCAAAAATAGGGATTAGAGCAGCCTTTCAACACGCCCTAATCCCCGTGATGCTAAGATTAAGCGAAATCCCTTTTAGTTGTCAATCTAAAATTATTTTATTACTGTTTCCTGTAATAATCCGATTTCTTTTGCCGTTTTTGGATTAAGCCAAAGGCATTCGGTTTTCGTCGCTCCGCCCGAGACGCGCGACTTCCGATCAATTCTGATCCAGCCTTTTTGCTCGAATAATTCTTCATAAATCGCCGACGGATAGCCGGATAAAACGACGAAGCCTTTTAACGAATAAAGCAGCTGGGCAAACTCTCGATGTTTTTCGTTTGTAAGTTCATGACTGTAGGCTTTACTAGTCGTTCTGGTCGAAAATACATACGGCGGGTCAAGATAGAAAAGCGTGTCCGGAGAATCAGTTTCGGCAATCAATTTGAAAGCATCACGATTTTCAATTTGGATGTGCAGCAATCTTTCCGAAGCGGCTGTTAAATTTTCAATTAAATAATCCGGGCGCATTCGCTTTTTGCCTTTGTTGAATCTACTCCAGCTTCCTTTTTCTGTTTGGTATTGACCGCAGAAACTCATCCATAACCGATAAAACAATCGTCGCGCCATTTCCAGCGACGATTCGTCCTCTTTCTCCTCGAGACAATACTCGTATTCGGTGCGCGCCCATGGCGTTAGTCTGATTTGTTCAATTAACTCGGAAGGGCGACAGCGCAACATCCGGAAGAAATTAACGATTGCATTATTAAGATCGTTGTAGGTTTCAAGGCGTGACGGCTGCTTTACTAACAAAACGTTAGCAGCTCCGCCGAAAGGTTCGACGTAATGACGATGTGCAGGAAAGTGGTTGATGATCCATTCAGCCAGAGCGAATTTAGATCCGTAATATTTCAAAACGGGATGTTTTACTTGCATTGAATTAAAATTGTCTAAGGTTGGTTTGAGATTTATCGAGGGTTGGAGGTCTCGAATCTGACCGAACTTAGCAATTTTTCAAAAGTAAAACAATCCATTTTGCCGTAATATTTTCGCCTATATTACAGCCCGAAGCATTTCGCAAGATTTCTTGCTATTACAGGGAGCTATAATACAGACGGCTATATTCTTTGAAATAGTTGAAATTGATATTTTGGCTGAATGATTATCGTGAGAATCAGAGAAATAGCTGAAAAACACGGCGTTAAAAATGCCTACCAATTACAAAAAATCACCGGATTTCAACCGTCAAAAGCCGCTAATCTTTGGAAAAGCGACTGGAGGCTTGCTGATTTGGGAACGCTGAACACGCTCTGCAATTTATTCAAATGCACGCCGAATGATTTACTCGAGTTCACGCCCGATGAGGATGAATAAACTACCTCGGATAAATCGGAACTTTGATGTTCAAATGCTCATTTACTAAAACTGAAGCTGCATAAGCCGAGCGGCAAACTTCCGTTCGATATCCAAGAGAAGCAAAAAAAATGTGAAAATATATCTGCTCGCTACTTTGTTCTCCAACCTCTGTTTTGAACTCGATTAAAAGCGCGTGGAATCTTTTATCGAACGACGGAGCCAGACAAATGACATCCTGAATGCCGGCAGTGAGTCCTTGCGCTATTAATGAATTTGCATAGGCTTTGTTTTCCGTCCAGAACCCGTTAGGAACAGCAAAAATAGAATTAAGCAGCGGAAACTGTCTTTTGTGGATATTACGCCAGGCAATGAAACTTGCTTGAATGTGTTTTTCCGGCGTGATTATTCGCTTTGCTTTTGCTGAAGCTTTGAGCAGCTGAGGTTTGCCTCTCATATCGAATAACCCACCGGTGAGATGTTTATTCTTCATACCAGCTCAATCATAAATGGAAAACAGAGAGCGATATTCGTTTAGTAGAAAAGTGAAAACTTGGATGAACAACAGAAATTATGAGTAATAAAGAACAAGCAATAAGACTGGCAAACTCACTTTTGCAGGAATATGACACGGCGGTAAATAAAAATACAGCGGCAATTCGGACTCTGCATTCAACGGATTATGATTTGCTTTATGAAGCAATTGAAAACGGCTGGGTTTCAGAACGTTTTTTTATAAGCGGAGGAATTCGGATGGAAGATGTTTCAATCGAGAGAAAAGATTAGATTCTATATTTCTTCATCAGCTTTAGCCAGCACACAAATAAAGGCGAGCAGTGCTATTAAAAGCGCCCCAGAATTCTTTTCAGGTAATTCATTTTTACTCCTTCTGTATTCTTCAATCGATATGATATTTCCTGGCAAAATGCCTCTCATTTTTATTCACCGAAAATTATTTTCAAAAAATTTGTAAGATTTTACGCTTTTTTTTCATTATCATTTAGAAAAAACAAAAATGATTGCAAATGAAAGGAACAATCGAATGAAAGTTGCAGTTGTAGCATACGCACTAGCATGGAATACAAAGCACAATACCGGTGATATTAAGCTTCGGCTTCAGAATAATCAGAATATTAAACTCGATGTGAATTCGCCTGATGAATTTACGGCAATAGCAACGGCACTGAATGAATCCCCCGCCTTTTTTGAAACAACAACCGCAGTGATTTGGACTGGCTGGGAATAAGTAAGCGGAAGCTGATTTAATTCTTTCATTCTTCTTACCAAATAAATCGTATTTAATTTTCGGGGACTTTATTTAATTACAAAATTCGTGAAATATAACCATGAATTTCCTTTATTACGGTGACAATCTCACTATAATGGAACGCATTCTACCTAGCCAGTGCGTCGATTTGATTTACCTAGATCCCCCATTTAATTCCAAGCAGAACTACAATCTGATGTATAAAAACATGACCGGGAAGCCAGTACCGGAACAGGCAGAAGCTTTTTGTGATACATGGGAAATGGACGCCGAAAAGATTGAAATAGCCAAAAATATGCCAATGCTCATGCGTGAGCATGGAATTGATGATTATTATGCTCAATTTTGGGACATTTGGGTTAAGGCTTTAGCAAGAACTCAGCCGCATCTTTTGGCTTATTTGATTTATATGGTTCAAAGACTTCTTTTTATGAAAGTAGTTCTAAAACCAAACGGCTCAATTTATCTGCATTGTGATCCAACTGCAAGTCACTATATCAAAGTGATGATGGATGGCATATTTGGTCATGCAAATTTCCGAAGTGAAATTATTTGGAAACGAACTTCAAGTCATAATAGTGCTAAGCGATGGGGACCCGTTCACGATGTTATTCTTTATTACACTAAAAGCCATAAATATACTTGGAATCGTATCTCACAGCCTTATGACGAAAAATACATAGAAGCTTTTTACAAATATAAAGACCAAAAGGGACGATTTCGGCTTGGAGATTTAACTGGAGCCGGAACACGAACAGGCGATTCAGGTAAAGCGTGGAGAGGTGTTAATCCTACAGATTCTGGTAGACATTGGGCAGTACCGGCTGTGCCCGGTCTGTCCAAACAGGAAATTCAAAAGCTAACTGTGCAAGAAAGATTGGATTTATTGGACGAGAAAGGTTTGATTTATTTTCCGCCAAAAGGCTCAGTCCCTCAATTTCGTAGATATCTTGAACCGGAACGTGGCGTCGCCGCTCAAGACATAATTACAGATATTGATCCTATTTCCCCACATGCCTCTGAAAGGCTTGGCTATCCGACTCAAAAGCCTATTACTTTATTAGACCGAATTGTTCGCGCATCTAGTAATCCCGGTGATATTGTTTTCGATCCGTTTTGCGGATGCGGAACCACAATTTATGCAGCAGAGAAAGCCGGACGCAAATGGATAGGTTGCGATATAGCCATTTTATCAATTCAGTTAATTACAGACGTTTTAATCGATAAATACCAACTAACAAAAGGACAGCATTTTACAGTTGACGGCATTCCCGTAAGCGTTGAGCAGGCTAAAGATCTTTGGAGTCGAGATAAGCACCAGTTTCAGCACTGGGTTGTCGAAAAAGTTGGCGGATTTCCGACGAAAAAGAAATCATCTGATTATGGAGTTGACGGACGCGTCTATTTCGACACAAAAAATGGTTTAAAGGATATGGTCATCTCAGTAAAAGGCGGTGAAACTGTAAAACCTGCTGACGTGCGGGAAATACGCGGCGTGTTAGAGCGTGAACAAAGTAGTGAAATAGCTGGTTTTTTATCAATAAAACCTCCAACCAAAGCCATGAAAGATGAAGCCGCTGCCGCTGGGTTTTATGAGTATATGGGCATTAATTACCAGCGAATTCAGTTTCTCACAGTTCAACAAATCTTGGAGGAAAAGCGTTTATTTCACACGCCGAGTGTAGTTGGTTCGCGAGTTAAAACTAATCAATTGAGCTTTCCATTTCAATAACGCTAAAAATCAACTCATTCTAATCACTCAATCATTTCTACGAACTTTCCGCACATGTTTGGAAAATGGCTTTTGCGGGTCACTAAGCCGAATTCTGCAGTAGGCTATACCGACGGATAAAACGAGCAAAATCAAGCCATAAATAATCCGCCTACCGCCTTCATCGGAAACAAATAAAATTGCCACTGCGACGAACGCCAAAATGAGAAAAAAGCTGAAAAAGCATCCGGCTTCTCGTTTGGTTGTGTAGGGTAAATCGTTAGCCATAAATTTTATTTGCATAAAAAGAACCTGGCTGCCGCCGGGTCGAAAATTAAAGGTTTGTGAAATGAAGTATCAATTGCGTTGATATCCTGCAAAACGCCGCAAAAACGACACCAAAAGATTTCACAGAAGTGAGTTTGTTCCTTTATTTGTAGAAACATATCCTTGATGTTGGTCATTTCAGATTTGCACTTCGGGCAATATTGTTCAGTAGCCATAATTGATAAAAATCAACCTCCTTGATCAACTAAAATTTATTCAGCCGACATCATCAAATCGTAAAGTTCGCGCGTTCGCTCGCCGCGCGCATATCTTTCAGCCAGCGGTCGGAAAACGTATTCGAGCGCCATGGACGCGTTCACTCCGGGCGTTCCGGCTAATTCCTGATAAGTTTTGCGAACGGCATCAAAATGACGGAAAGCTTTTTCCCAATCGAGCGGTTCGTTTTCGGTTTCTGCCATAATTTCTCCTTCACTAAAAACAGTTAAAACAAAGTCGTTTTGCGGCATTTATCGCAGTAATAAGAGTGATAAATCGGATGAAGCCGGTGTTTGCAAAACAATTGCTTTATCTTTTGCTTGATAAAAAATAAGAATTTATTCTTCATTCTTTCTAAAACTGATCAGCCGTCGCCGCATCGCATTGCGAGCAAATTCCAGGACGCGTCCAGAAACAACCGCCCGGGCAAGCCGCCGATTCGGTGCAGCCGCAAACAGTGCAAATCGTCTCTCCGCAGTTAACGCAGAATTCCTCGGTCGTGAGGGTTGGGCAACCGCAATTGCGGCAGTCAACTGTTTCAATTTCTTCTAATGCAGCAGCCGCGAATATTTCATCTTTGTGCATTGATAAATCGTGCTTGTGTTCGCCCGTCAGCTCGCCGATGGGGATGCGTTTGCCATTGCTCGGGTAACCGGCACAGGCGAATTTGAGTTCAGCTTCACCTGAAGCAAGTTTTGGCTCGCAATCATCACAAATGACGGCATTCGCCCCGTCCGACGGCAAATTGCAAACAAAGCATCCCCAACCCTGACCGGCAACCGGTGATTTCTTGTCAAGTGTCACTAAAACGTGAACGTTTTCCGACGATTCGCAAATACAACAAGTTCCTAAACTCAAATCTTCCATATCAAAACTCCATATTTCGGGAAGTCAAAACTACCCATTTTTAGGTTTGGCTACATCGGTGATACTTTTCACCCGTGAGAGCGTCTCCATATCCGCTACAAGCTGTGACGGTGACCCGTAATTGAGAATCAACTCAACAAAAAACGCTTCAACGTGCGGACCAACCTTGTCTAAGAAATCGGGCGCATTTTCATCTAACTCGCAACCTGCATCCATAAACTTTGTAGCCGTTTCAAGCAGACCGCGCGTCCGTTTCATAAAATCACTGTATTCGTCGCGCAATTCATCATTCGGGAAAACGATATACGCGGTTCGTTTTTCTTCTTCCTTATTTTTTCTCGATGCCCATCCCATAGAATTCTCCTGTTTATTTAGAAATTTAAAGATATGTTGTAAGTGTGGCTGACTACGTGCTCGGCTTTAACGATTTTTGAAGCGCGGCAATAAGCATAGATGTTGTAAGCCTCGTCATATCTAATCTTGCGAATTTTTGCGAGTTTATTCACAAGATCAACTCCGGTCATTTTTGCTTTACCATCGAAAGCTTTCACAAGATCTGCTTTATAACTTTCAACATCGTGTTTCATTTCTGAAGCTCCTTGGTCAAAATTTTCCAATCCGACGGCGCGTAAAAACTTTCAAACTCGCTCAAATTCTTACCTATGGAAAGCATGCCTTCGAGAAATCGACGTGCTTCATCCAGCTCGTATTCATCGAGCGGCTGCGGCGCATCTTTATACTCGTCGTCGTATTCGACGTGCGTTTCTTCGATTGGTTCAGGATAAAGTTTGGCGGATATAAAAGCGTCTTTTTCGCCAGACTCGTAAAGGTAAGTAGCAAGTCCAGTGGGATTTTTTATAATTTGACCTTGTTGCTGGCAAAGATTGACGTAACGAATGCAATCTTCAAAGGAAAATTGAGATTGATGACCGTTTTTTTCTACAACAACAACATCCGTTTTTTCTGTTGTTGTTGGCTCTATAAAACTCTGCTCTTTAAAAGGCTCTATATATTCCTTATATGCATGTTCCGGTTTTCGGAACATTTCGTTTTCAAATGTTCCGGTTTTCGGAATATGCATGTTCCGGTTTTCGGAATTCGTATGTTCCGGTTTTCGGAACATTTCGTTTTCAAATGTTCCGGTTTTCGGAACTTTTACACCGACTAGCGGACGAATTCCTTTTTTAGTATCTTCGCACCATGGCGATTTAACCTTTTGTTTAATTCTCTCTATTTCTTCAGGAGTTAAACCATTAAAATCCCAGCTCAAAATCTTGTAGCGTTCGGTCGTATGTGTGTAACTCAATCGGTGTATTGCCGATAACTGACGCAAGTTTTTTTTGCAAATACCGGTGTCCGAGAATGTATGAAAAATAATGATTGCATATAAGCGAAACTCTTCACCGGTCAGTTCTTTATGGCGTAAATACGCTTCTTCACCAAGTTTTCCGAATCTTGACATTGTTTGACTTAAAATAAAAAAAGTTAAAAATGCGGATTGGTTTTTCTCAGTCGTGTCGAGTCAAAACCAATCCGCCGACAGAAGGGAGGTGAAAAGAATTTCACGCTCATGAATTCGCGCTTACCAAAACGCGAATGTTGTTAAAAACCTACTCGACTTCCAAAACGGCTGCGTCCGCCGCTTCTTCATCGAATCCCCACCAAAAGGCAGGAATTTCCGCATCAATGCCGCTCGCTACTTTAGCCAGGTATTCCGCAGCGGATTGTTTGAATTCTTCCGGGGCAAGCTCGAACCGCGCTTCAGCGTCAAAACGCGCGTAATCGCGACGTGCGTAGTCAGTAGCGATTTTTTTTACTTCCGTCTGATTGTCATTGGCGTAAAAGCCGGTCGTGCGATGAACGAGCAGAAACAGCAGACGATCCTGCTGCAGGTGGTCTAAGGACGCGAGAAAATCTTTCAGTTGCTGCTCGTTGCCTTCTTCCGGCAAATTCCGCCAGCCCTTGATGATTCGCAGGATAGGCTTTCTCGTATCAACTCCGCACGATTGCCAGAGCGTAAGCAGCAGCTTCTGCACCAGATCGGCGTAATGCCAGAAAGGAACATACCCGTTGAAGGCTTCGACTGCGCTGGCGAAAACCTTTTCGCGGGCGAGAGCAGCGACATTTCGCTCGAATTCCGCCTGCTTTTTCTTCAGCTCGTTCGCTTCGGCGTATGCTGCCGGTTTATGCACCGGGCACGTTTTGTTTTCGCAGATGTAAGCTTGTTTTCCTTTGCGCTCGCCTTCGACGACGAGTGACAATTTTGAATGCTCGCATTCGGGACGGGTGAGCAGTTTTTGATCGGTTAGAACTTTTCCGGCGAACGGAGTTTTTTCGTCCGTCCAGCTTTTACTCGTGACGAGCGGGACTTCCTCGATTAACATTTCAACCGGCTTGCTTTCCGGATTCGGCATCGAGGCGGCGATTCTCTCGCGCTGGCGTTTAAGATACAGTCCCGTTTTCCAATCAAAGCACGATTTATTCAAACAGGAATCGTCTTTGGCGAGATCGGGGAATAATTGTCCGGGAAAGCCTGTGCGCTCGTTGCAGTCGGCGCAGATTAAACCATTCCAGTGAAGTTGCGGGTCGTAAGTGTCGAAAGGCGCCGATTCCAACAGGCGAATGATATTAACTGCAATTTCTTCTTTGAACGCCGCGAAGGAAACAGCCTTTTCTTCGCGGTCGTGATACCGATATGCATATTGCTTGGCAGTGATTTCCTTTTGCGATTCCGGCGGAAATGAGGCGAGATATACGGCATGTGGGAGCGGTAAAATACCGGCGGATAATTCTTCTTTTCCCTCAGCAATCAGATCGTTAAGTTTGAGCAGCCGACGGACTTCATCCGCGTCAAGATTAAATTGCATTGCAATGCGATTGCTGGTGTAGCCTTGTGTTTCGATAAGGAATTGAAAATAAAAAGCGTCTCCGAGCGGATTCGGCTCAAGCCGCCGGTGATTTTCTTCATACTGCAGCTCTAGAACTTCGGCGTCCGACAAATCTTCGACAAAACAATTGATTTTTTCGATTCCGACTATTCTGCACGCCGCCCATCGACGTTCTCCGAAAACGATTTCATATTTCCCTCCAGGTACGGGACGCACGAGAATCGGCTGGCGCAGACGGTGTTTTTTGATTGACTCGCCCAGGTTAATCAAATCTTCAGTTTTGAATCTTGCGCGGCGACGCGCCTGCGGCTCGAACGAGCTGGGAATGATTTGCGATGTTTCAATTGCTACTACGTTGTCCGGCGAACTGACGCGCAGCGCTTTTTCCGGTTTAGGAATAATTTTAGGGATTTTCCCTATAACGGGTGTTTGCTTTACCGCTTTCATTTGGTATATTTCTCCTGATACTTTGGCTTAAATTAGAAAAAATAAAGCTGATCGGATTGATTCAGAATCCGATCAGCTTTTTTATTTTTGCAGGTATTTTTGCGAAAAAGTTTTTTGCCTTTGCTGCAATTCTCTGAACCCAGGACGGCTTCTGTTTAGGCGCGAAATAAAGGATCTGGCTTTCGCGGATCATCGCAATGCCTTTTTTCGTTTTCCTGCATTTGCCGCACAAATCGAACAAAATTGATTCGTACCATTCGGACTGCAGAAGTTCGGTTTCCTCATCAGTCGAAGCCGTAGCTTGAACGTCGCACAAATCGCAGCACATCGTTATCGTTAAATTTTCGATTGACATAATTTTCATTAATTAAGAACGGGAAAATATCTGTTTGAGAACATCTCGCGACGGTTTCCAAAGCAGAGAGCAAACGCTGAGCGCCAAAAATACGATTACGCTGATAATTAATTCCAAATTCATTACTTCCTCTCCTTTTTTCGCGCCTGTAGCGTGGCGTCCGCCTCGGCGAAAGTTTTTCCGACCGCACCGGAAATCGAAACCTCGAAGCTATCAAAAGTAAATGTGCCGACGCGCCGCTCAATCGAGTCGCGGAGCTGCTCTGCGAAACGGCGATTGACCAGCACGACGAATTCATCGCCGCCGTATCTGAAGCTGCGGGCATTGTAGGCAAAACAAGCGCGTTTGATTTCCAAAGCGATTTCGTAAATCAATTCATCGCCCATCGAGTGACCGATGCGCTTATTGACCAGACCGAAGTTGTTGCAGTCGAAAACTATAAAGGCGGTTTTTTTGTCGGCTTCTGCTGAAGCGCGTGCCTTGTCGAATGCCGCGCGATTGGCGAGACCTGTAGGTTTATCAGTATCAAGTTCGCGTTCTAAGTTGAGACGACGTTCTTTGACCGGCGGAACAACATACTCAATGAGTTTTATTAAAAATTCGATCAAAAATTGCGTAAGTTTTCCTGTAGAAGATAATGACTGTTCCATAATTTTATTTAGGCGACGAGACGGAATTTTCCCGGTCCGCTCGTTCTGGATGAAGATGATTTACCTAATTCAGCGGCGATCCATTCCGCTTTCAGAGCGATTACTTCTTCAAGAATTAAGCTGATGCGCTGACGCTTGCCGCTGCCGCAACGGACATGCGTTAAGTTTTCCGTGCCGCATTTTTTTTGGCGGATCGTGCTTTCATCTAAATTGAGCAGCTGGGCGGCGCAGCATAGACCGATAAGAGTTTGGCGTTTGATTAAGGACATGTTATTACTCCGTCGAAAAACTTTTTAAATGTTTTATTTTTATTGAATTTTTCGAGCCGGTGACTCCGTAATGTTTTTCGAGAATGACGTTGACCTGCAAATTCTTGCTACATTTGTTGGTTTCTGCGTCTTTACAAATTAATTCGTCGAGTTTTTTCGGAACACGTATTGAAAATTCGGTAAATTCATCTCTTTTCGTTTTCATAATTTATTTTTGTACGGCATTTGTATGAACAAATGAGGGACAATGAATTTAAATTACACCGTTGTACGTACAAAGTCAACTATTTTAGTGGAAAAATCTTGTTATTTTATCTATGCTTGGTGTATGACTTTTGTAAGTACAATGGCAGACCAAAAAGGCGAGCGAATTTATATTCGTGTGAGCGAAAAAATCAGAGACGAATTCGACATAGTGGCGGAGCACCGTGGGCTTACTCGTTCAGGGTTATTGCATTCCTTAATTGTGAAAACGATTCACGAAACTAAAAAGGAAGCTCCGGAAATTTTTGAGCGAACCGCTAATCACGCCAGAGTAAATACAACCGTAAATTTGGAAGCCGTGCCGACAGTAACCGGCGATCAGGAAGAATTTGACAATACCGATCCTAACCCCTCGAGCTCCCACGAAGATTTACTAAATGAGCGACGCGGAAAGAAGAAAACAGAAAAATAAAAAATGCCCTCAGAGCGCGCTCCAAAGGCATTTCGGTATTTAGTCGGTAATTTAAGTTTTGACTGTTAAAAGAAAGCTTTAAAAAACTCCATAAAGCTTTTGAAGATCGTCGTATCTCCCGTGCTGGATACTTCCTTTACATCATTCGTAAAGGTCGTTTTGGTAGTTTTCGCCGATGGTGCGCTAGTGTCGGTTTTTCCGCCGATTGGAAC